AAATGGAGTGCCTGTTGTTGGTGCTAGTGCCAATGCAACAATTACAACACCTGGAGACTATGTAAATATTTCTTTTACAAAAAGAATAAGATTATGCCCACGTGAAAATGTGACTATAACAATTGGCTCAGTGCCAGCGGTTTCAGGTGTAATTCCTGCTGTAGAAACTGTAGCTCCTACACTTAAAAATGTAAACCTTATAATTGACAAGGTTAGATTTTAATGCGGAACTATGACTTAGAATCACTAATTTTACAATATTTAAGCATACTTTTACTATTACAAGATTACAAAAATAGTGATTTAATGCAAGAACTACAAAGGCAAGATAAGGAATATTTAGAAAAAATAATTGAACAAAATAACGAAATTTTGGAACTTCTTAAGGAAGGAGGTAAAAATGGAAGATAAATTAAAAGAAAAAGTTAATGAAAAAATACAACACATTTTGGATGAAGATATAAATACAAACAATTTAGAGCCTTTATACAAATTATCTAAAATAAAATACATGATAAAGGAGGATGAGAATATGTATGGAAATTATGGAGGACGTAGACCTGGATATGATAGTTATGGCCGTTATTATGGCGAATATAATGAAGGCAATTACGGAAACTACGGAAGAGATAGCTATGGACGCAGAGGACGTGATATGAAATATCGTGGTGATGATTACATGGACAGAATGAGTGAAGAATACGGTCGTTATATGGAATCACGTGAAAGATACGGAGCTAATGACCAAGAAACAGACAAGAGCTTTCATTATATGACAAAATCGCTTGAAGATTTTATAAAAGTATTGTATGAAGAGGCAGAAACACCTAATCAAAAGCAAGAATTAATGCAAGTATTACAAAATAGTATGAGATAGTATGTTTAAATATTACAATGCGAATCCGTATGGCAATGATATATCGGATTGTGTTATCAGGGCTATGAGTGTATTAACAAATCGTTCATGGAGAAGTGTTTATGACGAGCTGACAGAACTAGCTGGAGATAAAGGATTAATGTTTGATAGAGTGGAATTTGTAGAAGATTATCTTGACGAAAGATATCCTAGAGAATGCCACTATTCTAAAACAGTTGAAGAGTTTGCTAGAGAGCATCCGTATGGGAAATATGCAGTAACTATGGAAAATCACATAACAGCTATAATTAACGGCTATATCGTAGACACGTTTTTTCCAGATAAAATAATGCGATGTGCATGGAGAATTGATTAAAAGGGTATAAATTGCCCTTTTTTTCGTCCGATTTGGTGTTTTTTTTTATTTGTGCTATGTTTACATTGTCAATAGGACACTTTCTAAAGAAAGAGAAGAAAAAACTCGTATAAAAATCGTATTGGAGGGAAGACAAATGAATAGAAAGTTTTTGGATGAAGTATTGTCTTGTATAGACGATGAAAGCAAAAGAAAAGAAGTAATGGACAAAATTATGTCAAAAAATGGTGAAGACATTGAAAAACATAATGTCGAAGTTGCTACTTTAAAAAATGAAATAAAGACTAAAGAGGGAGTTATTTCTAACTTAAATGAAAAGATTAAGGAAAATGCTGACATTGATATTGAACAAATTAAAAAGGAACAATTTGATTTGGGAAAAGAAGAAGGCAATAAAGAAGTTGAAACTTTCAAAAAATCAATAGCTTTAAAAGAAGCATTGAAAGGCACGAAAGCAAAAGATACTGAATTATTGTTAAAGTTAATTTCAAATGACAAATTAAGTTATGAAGAAAAAGATGGAAATTATGTTGTTACAGGTTTAGATAATCAAATTGCTGAAATTAAAAAGACACATGATTATTTATTTGAAAAAGAACAGCCAAAAGAACAACGAATTTCAGTAGGAGATAATCATTTGACAACAAATAATGATAATAAAGTAGAAAGCTTAGTTGGTGCCATTAAAGAAAAATATAATTAAAAAAGGATGTGAATTATAATGGCAATTACATTAGCCGAAGCAAAAGTCGGAATGGCTGATAAAGTAGATCAAGCAGTTGTAGATACTTTCAGACGTTCAAGCTTATTATTAGATAACTTAGTATTCGATAACGCAATTTCTCCAGGAACTGGTGGAAGTACGTTAACATACGGATACATTCAATTACAATCACCTAGTACAGCTGCAGTTCGTGCAATTAATAACGAATATACTGCTGGAGAAGCTAAGAGAGTTGAAAAAACTGCAAAAGCTGTTATTATGGGTGGTAAATTCCAAATTGATCGTGTATTAATTGGAACTGCTGGAGCAGTAGACGAATTAGCTTTTCAAACTGAAGAGAAAGTTAAAGCTACTTCAAACTATTTTAATAACTTAGTTATTAATGGTTCAAAAGCAAGTTCAGGTTCTGGTGTATTAAATACATTCGATGGACTTGATAAATTACTTACTGGAACTGCAACTGAAATTACATCAAATGTTGACGTTTCTACTGATGCATTAATGGGAAGTAATTACAATGCATTACTTGATGAATTAGATGCATTTATTTCAGCTCTTGATGGAAAACCATCTATGCTATTAATGAATGACAAAATGTTAACTAAAGTTCGTAGTGCAGCTCGTAGAGCAGGATATCATAAATCAGAAAGAGATGAATTTGGTCGTACAGTTGAATATTATAATGATATTCCTATGTATGATATGGGAAAATATTTCAATGGTACAAATACTGTTGACATTATTCCTACAACTACTCCAAGCTCAAGTGCTTATGGAACAACTGATATTTATGCAGTAACTATTGGATTAAATGGATTCCATGGAATTAGCCCTACTGGTTCAAAAGTTATTGAAACATTTATGCCAGACCTTAACGAACCAGGAGCAGTTAAAGATGGAGAAGTTGAACTTGTTGCTGGTGTAGTTCTTAAAAATTCAAATAAAGCTGGAGTATTAAGAGGCATTAAAATTCTTCCAAAAACAGCTTAATAGGAGGTTATATGAAATTTAAAAATTTAGAAACTGATACTATTATCGAAGTAGAAAAAAATGATAGTGTTAGAATTAATAAATTTCTTGGCTATCCTGACAAATTTGAATTAATAGAAGAACCTAAAGAAGAAAAAGAAGAGAAAAAAAGTTCTAAAAAAGTTAAAGAACTTTAAGAAAGGAGGCTTTTATGGATATTAATGGACAATACCTAACTTATGAAGATTATAGATTTTTAGGTGGCTCATTAGCCATAAAGCCTTTTAATTTATTAGAATTTAAAGCTAGAATGGAAATTGACAAAAGAACTTTTGGGAGATTAAAGCATCTTTCTAACCAACTCCTAGAAGTTAAAACTTGTGAATTTGAAATTATTAATAAACTTGATAGTCAAAGTAGAATAGAACAAAAAGCAGGAGTTCAAAGTGAAAACACAGATGGATATTCAGTAACCTATGCAAGCATTGATTCAATTATAGAATCAAGCAAAAAAGATATTAATAATATAATTAATACTTATTTAGCAGAATGTAAGCTAGAAGACGGAACTCCTTACTTATACAGAGGCTAATATGATATGTAATAAAAGTATAACTGTATATCACAAAGGCTTTGATAATAATAAAATCGAAAAGTGGACACGCTTTAATTACGATAATGTTTGGTTTGATGGTGGCAAAGGTGCAGGAATAAATAAAGGATATGAAAATGCAAATGACTTTGATGCTAGGATATGGTATGAAGTCAATGACGTAAATATATCTAACTTTTCAATAGGTGATATTGTAGTGCCTAGCCACCTAGAACTAGACATAACTAATCCTAAACAATTAAAAGCGTATGATATGTATGCAATAACGTCTATAAAAGATAATACTTATGGTTTAAATCAGCATATACACATTGGTGGTAAATAATGGCTACTGTAAAAGTTGATTTTGAGCCAACAAGTGTTATAGAAATAAAGCTTGGAATTGATCCTAATGGACGTGTTCAAAGATTTGTTCAAAATCAATGCTATCGTTATATGGATAAATACGTTCCAAGACGTGATGGTAACTTACGGGAAAATGTTGATTTAAGTAATCCTGAATTAATAGTTTATGAAAGTGATTATGCACATTATATGTATGAAGGAAAAGTAATGGGACCGAATATTCCTATAATAGAAAATGAAATTGTAGTTAAATATTTTTCGCCTAAAGGTGGACGTAAACATTATACAGGCAAAAATATCCATTATGAAACGCCAGGTACTTATGATCATTGGGATAAAGTTATGGTAAAAAATGATATGACGAAACTTGTTGAAAGTGTTCAACGATATGTCGAGAGAGGTGAATGATGAATAACAATCAAGAAAACGCCGAAACTAATACAAGAATTGGCAAGTTAAGAGAATATTTAATCGGTATCATAAACACTCTTACTACCGAAGAATTTTCTATGAATGCTGATATGTTAGACAATGAACCTGATAGCTATTCAGTTGACAAAGTTCCAATGAATACAAAAGTATTTAAAGATATAAACGGAAACATAACACGAAGAGAAGAATATTTATTTAGAAGCCGAAGAGATTATTCACAATATGTTATTAATAATTTAGAAAATATAGGCTTTTTTGAAACACTTGAATATACAATAAATTCTAATAATAGAAAAGGCATTTTGCCAAATATAGAAAATATAAGTTCTATTGAATGTATTACTTGTGGAGCTTTAAATTATGCTGAAACAAACACAGCAGAGTTTCAATGTCGCATTCAAATAGAATATGAGGAGGCTTATGAAGAAGATAATAGTCAAGAATGATTATTTTATAAATAAAGAATTTTACGAAAAAGGGCAAGAAGTTAAAGACTTAACTTATGAAGATATTGTAAAATTGAACGAACAAGGTATAATTGAGCCTCTATCTTTTAAAGACTTAGTTCAAATCAAAAACGAACTAGAAAAGAAGGAGGAATTATAATGGCACAATTATTTAGAGACCAATTCCAACACTATGTAAATACTGCTACGACAAATGGTGCAACAGCTAATCCTACTTATACAAGAGAAGGTAGTGGAGTTGAAAGTTTGTCAATTGCATTTAATCCGCAAAAAGAAACATATAAGGATATTACACAAAGAACAGCTACTACAGAATTTCAAAATTATCAATTAAGTTCTTCAATTAGTGGTAAAAGATGTAAGCCTGAAGATCCTATGTATGATTATCTTTATGATTTAAAGAAAACAGCAACGTCAGCTAATACTCAATTAGTAGAAATTAATACAGCAAAAACTAATGGAACAACTGGTCAATATGATGCTACAAGATATGATATTCTTATCACAATAAATGAATGGTTGGGAGAAAATGTAACTATTTCATACGATATAGATTACACTAATCCAGTTCAAGGATATGCAACAATTTCAAGTGGAACAGTAACATTTACACCAAGTGCTTAGAGGGTGACGGGTTTAAACCCTTCGCCTTTTTATTTTAAGGAGAAATTATGGAAGAAAAAAATTATATAAAATTAAACAAAGATAAACATGGGGTTAAGTTTTGGATATTATCACCAGAAGGCGAAGAAACAGGAGAATTTCTTGATTTTCACATGACTTCAGTAGATTTATTAGCTACATGGGATTTGCTTGTAGAAGAGGATAAAAAGGCTAAAAATTGGCTTACTCAAGAGCTTGCAATTATTAATAAAAAACAAGACTTTACTCCGAAAGGTAAGTTTATGTCTAATAATACTCGCTTAAAAGTAGAAG